AAGCTTGCAACGCCTTATCTATTCGAACCAAACGATAAGATCACAAGAGACGAGATAAAGGCTTCAGCAGAAAGTATGTTGCTTGAGTTAGTAAGTCAACGTGCTCTTTATGATTATCTAGTAGTATGCGATACAAGCAATAATACACCAAGTAGAATTGATCGTAATGAGCTATATGTAGATATTGCTATCGAACCAGTGAAGGCTGTTGAGTTCATCTATATACCAATAAGAATATTAAACACAGGTGGTATTGGAGCTCTCGCAGGAAGATAATAAAATAAAGCTGGGTATAAAACCCCAGCTTTACACATAGACTTAAAAAGTTATAAATACTAATAGAATTAGGAGTATAAGAATGGCAATCTCAACTTTAGCAAAACTTACAGTACCTTTGGCAACGGATCAAAGTCCTAGTAACCAAGCATTGCTCATGCCAAAGCTACAGTATCGTTTTAGAGTAACATTAGAAAATTTCGGAATCACAAAGCCTGCTACAGAACTCACAAAGCAAGTAATAGATATTTCTCGCCCAAATATTGAGTTTGATCAGATCACTGTAGACATTTACAATTCAAAAGTATTCCTAGCTGGCAAGCATACTTGGCAACCAATCACACTCAATCTTCGTGAGGATGCAAATGGTAATGTACAGCAACTAGTTGGTGAACAGCTACAGAAGCAGTTTGATTTCTACGAACAAGCATCTGCTTCATCTGCAATGGATTATAAGTTCCTTACTAGAGTTGAGATACTCGACGGCGGTAACGGACAGTTTGAACCAATAGTATTGGAAACATGGGAACTTTATGGTTGCTATGTAAAGAGCGCAAACTACAATCAACTAGCTTATAGCGCAAACGAAGTAGTAACTGTACAGTTAAGCATTCAATATGATAATGCGCTACAGAGCCCACAAGGAACTGGTGTCGGTACAAATGTTGGTCGTACATTAGGTACAATGGCTATTGGTACTGGTTAATAACATATAAGAATATAAAGCCATTCTTTTTAAAGAAAGACCAGCCTAAAACCTGGTCTTTTTTTATTAGATAAATATTAGATAAATGTTCCATTAAGGATTACAATATGGCAACTCAAGATATACCATTAACACAAGATCCAACTGTTTCTGCTCCAACCCAGACTGGAAAAAATCCTACAGTTAGAGATTGGAAACATGCTTCTAGAGTATTTGTTGATGGTACATATGATCGAGCCCCTAGAAATAAGTTTCTTTATTATGTAGTCTTTAATATTAATACTAACTCACCCTATTCTTCGGTATTTAGAAATAAGTTTGGATCAGAACTTAACTATCTAGTAAAAACAGCAGATTTACCAAAATACGAATTAAATTCTGAACTACTAAATCAATACAATCGTAAAACAAATGTTTATAGTAAAATAACATATCAACCAGTAACAATAAAGATACATGATGATAATCATGGCACTAGTAATGAAATGTGGAATGCATATTATAGACATTATTTCCAAGATCAAAACTATACTTTTGATTCTACAGTATCGCCAGCACCATTTAAAAAAACAACATATAAAGGAACTCCGGGATTTTTATATGGGTTTGCCGGAGCACCTGTTGAGCCATTCTTTGATAGTATACAACTAATAACAATGACTAAAAGAACATTCCAAAGTTATCTTCTTTGTAATCCTAAGATTACAGAATGGCAACACGATACAATGGACTATAGTGAAAATAGTGGAGTTGTGGAAAATACGATGATAATAGCATACGATGCTGTTATATATCGTTCAGGAAATGTTATAAAAGATGATCCAACAGGATTTGCTACTTTACATTATGATCAAGGACCTAGTCCTATAGCAGGATCTACAACAACTCCGACACAGCAATCAAATCAAGATTTAAATCCTTTACTAAATGTTAAACAAGGATCTTTTTTAACACCGCCTGTAAATACTGTTAATAGTTCATTAGCTGGATCAGCCGATCCAGCTATACAACAGCTAATAGCAGGCTCTTCAACGACACCTAATACAATATATAATACTGGTGGAATACAGAATATAGATTTTGGCGCATTAAATGCATTAAATGGTACAACAGCAGGTACAGTATTATCAGCATTGGGTCCTATTGGAACGGTTGCTCCGATAATATCAAATGTTATAAATGCAAACGGAGGAATATCCGGAACAGCAAATGCTATTAGTGGTTTATTTAATGCACTAACAGGTAATGGAGCAGGTAGTGATTCAGCCGGAGCACCGGTAATATCTCAAAATAGCAATATTAATGGCTATTTTGGTTCTCAAGGAACTACAGGTGCAGGGACATCCGGAAACACACAAAGCGATTCATCTAGCACAGGCGGTGTTACTCCTAACTATAATTCAACACTAACATCTAGCCCGAATGCTGCAATATTAGCAGCTATTCAAAGTAAAGAATCAAGTGGAAACTATAATGCACAAAATCCAACTTCTTCGGCTTCAGGAGCATATCAGTATATTGATAGCAAATGGCAAGAACAAGCTAATGCAGCTGGTATTGACATTAGTCAATACGGGCCTCATGCTAAAGACGCACCACCAGAAGTACAAGATGCAGTTGCTAGTCATAACATTGATACGATTCTAAAACAAACAGGCGGAGATGTTTCTAAAATACCCGTAGTATGGCTCACTGGAAATGTTAACGGGCAAAGCAAATATGTTACTCCTCAACAGGTAGCTGAATATCAACAAAGCTGGTTAAAAAACTATGATAAGATATCAAGTCAACCACCTAATGATCCTAATCAAACTCCTCCTACTGATGCAAATGTACCAACTCCTCCATCTAGACCTACTGGAGATGAACTAGCAGCACTAGGCGGAACATCAAGAGAAAACTCTACAGATCCACCACCAGATACTCCAGTTGCTGCAACTGATCCAGCAGGTCAAACTGTAGCAGCTACTAATGTAGATACGACAGCTAATCCACAAGAAACATATCAGCCTGATACAACCACAACTGATGTAGCAGCTAGCGAGTCACCTCCTAGCGAAGATTTTTATGCAGATATTTAATATAGGAAAAAATATATGACTACTAACTATTCAAATCTACCATCATCTACCTCGAATATAGATAGTGCAACAAGTACAAAAAACTTTTTTGATACCTATTATCAAAAAAGTATTTCCTTCCCAACCGCAGCTATTGATTCAACGATTGCTTATTTTACTTCTAGAGGATTTGATCTTAGTGCAGCAAATACAATAGCAGGAACATTATTGAAACAAGCAAATATAGAGAAACTAGATGTTTTTCAGTTGTTAGACACTATGAACGGATTAAATGAATTACAACTTAGTCGTGTGGTAAGTGAGATATTAAACTACAGTAGATTAAAAACAAGTATACTTGGATACAAAGTTGATAACTCTACTTTAAATCAATATGAGATTAGGAATATAATGGCTTAATGGGAAAGTTTGCTCAGGGTAAGTTTCAACCTAAAAATCCGGAAAAATATGTAGGATTAAAAACTCCAACATACAGATCAAGCTGGGAACATATGTTTATGAGGACCTGTGATGAACATCCTAGTATATTAAACTGGGCCAGCGAAGCTATGAAAATACCTTATAGAGATCCAACTACTGGAAAATCAACAGTTTATGTTCCAGATTTTTTTATTTTATATATAGACAAAGACGGAAAAAAACACGCAGAAGTAATAGAAATAAAACCAAGCAATCATCAGCTTTTAGAAAAAGTAGGAAAAAATAAAGTCAATCAATATCAATATATTAAAAACATAGCTAAGTGGGAAGCTGCACACGACTGGTGTAAGCAAAAAGGATTAAAATTTAGAGTAATGAATGAAAATGATTTGTTTCACCAAGGCAGAAAAAGATAATAAGTAATAATATGAATACTAAACTTGAAGAACTATTAAATCTCCCAGAACACAAACAATCAATGAAAGAGATTGAAAAAGAAATTAAAACTGCTTCTCGAGAAATCGCAAAACAGGAAGAAATCGAAATGACATTGCAACAGTTTGATAAGGTAGCATTTGCATTACCGGCAGTTGATGGTCTAGGAGCAACTAGTGATAGAGAGTTTGATGATCTAGCAGATAAAGCAACAAAAGCCTATGAAGATTTGATGGATTTAGGAATGAATGTTGAAGCTAGATATAGCAGTAAGATTTTTGAAACTGCTGCCGGAATGTTAAAAAATGCCATAGATGCTAAAGCAGCCAAGATAGACAAGAAACTTAGGATAGTAGAGCTACAACTGAAAAAACAAAAGTTAGATGATGATAAACGTACTGGAAATGAAGATACTATTGATATGACTGACTTTGTTATAAGTGATAGAAATAGTCTTTTAGAAAAACTGAAAAAGATAGATAAATAGTTTGTAGGATCTTATCGCAATGAAAAACTTTAAAGAATATCTATTTGAAAACAAAAAGACATACGATTTTAAAATTAAAGTCGCAGGGAATCTTCCTGAAAAGTTTGAGTCTACTTTAAAGACAATATTAGAAAAATATGGTGTAGCTAATATGTCTAAGTCTAGTACTCCTGTTCAAAAGCTTCCGTTAGATTTTCCAAATTTAAATGCACTTGAAGTACACATTTTTGAAGTTAATCTAGATTATCCAGTTATTTCTCCTGTTCTATCGCAATATATAGTAGAAAAGACTGGCGTTGATAAGAGCCATCTTGTTATACGTTCTCCCAATGAACCAACTGAAGGATATCAAGAGGAATCTAAAGATGGTGCATATGTTGTTAAGTTAACATCTGAAATGGAACAAGCTGATCCTAAAGCACAGGATTTAGTAGGCGAAAAACATATGATGAGTTTCTTAAAAACACTTAGTAAAGAGTCACATGCAGGAACTCAATATAAAGGAATAAATGACGATATATTAGCAAAAGCTCCGCCTGTATCAGCAAAGCAAGAAGAAATGTCAACTGAATCAGCTGACGCTAAAAGTATACTTGCTAGTAAGAAAGTTTCAGCACCAAGAGGAATGAGATAATGAATACTATATTAGAAACATTAAAGATGATAGATAAAGCCGATGCTCCTAAAAATAGTAAGCTAAATGAAAGTGTTTCTCTTAATATCAGTGCTACAGGAGACGGTCCAAACGATGTAGTTGACATGATGAGCAAGATAATGAACTTAACTGGAATGAAACCAGTTACTAATGATATGATGCCAAAAGTATCAAACCTACCAATGGTAAAAACTATCGCAGATGTTGGTGGATATGCTGACGAAGCTGCCCGTGCATATGCAGATGAAGTTGGAGAAGATATCACTGACGAAGCATTTGCTAATGAACCAGAAGAAGAATATCAAGATTCAGATTTCATGAACAATGAACTAGCAGGTGGCTTAAATCGTCCGAAGAAAACATATCCTAAGGTTTCTAAAGCTGATAACCCAATGCAACCTGTAGCTGAGCAGATTGCTACTAGGTTAATGACTGAATATAATATATTCAAATCTAGTTAATAAAAACTATAAATACCTTCATGAGTAGAAGTCTTGAAGGCGTTCTTGTTAAAAAAGCAAATAAAAAAGAACGATATACTGAACAGCAAATAGAACAGCTTATAGCTTGTATGGATCCAGTTACTGGACCATTTTATTTCATGAGCAACTTTTTCTTTATACAACATCCTGTTAAAGGAAAGTTGTTATTTGAACCTTATGATTATCAATCTCGATTAGTTGCAAGCTATCACAATCATCGATTTAATATAAACATGCTTCCTAGACAGAGTGGTAAAACTACCTGTGCTGCCGGATACTTATTATGGTATGCTATGTTTAATCCAGATACTACTGTATTAATCGCAGCACACAAGTATACTGGTGCACAGGAAATTATGACGAGAGTAAGATATGCCTATGAACTCTGTCCTGATCACATACGATGTGGAGTTACTAGTTATAATAAAGGTAGTATAGAGTTTGATAACGGTAGTCGAATAGTATCAGCTACTACTACATCAAATACCGGCCGCGGTATGGCTATATCACTGTTATATTGCGACGAGTTTGCATTCGTAGCACCTAATATAGCTACTGAATTCTGGACTTCTATATCACCTACATTAGCAACTGGTGGTAGAGCAATTATTACTAGTACTCCAAATAGTGACGAAGATCAGTTTGCTTTAATTTGGAGCGAAGCAAATAAAAAGTTTGACGAGTTTGGAAATGAATCAGATCTCGGAATTAATGGCTTTTATGGATTTCGTGCTGAATGGCACGAACACCCCGATAGAGATGAAAAATGGAAAGAAGCTGAAACTGGAAGAATTGGTGAAGAACGCTTCCGTCGTGAATATGGATGCGAATTCTTAGTTTATGACGAAACGCTTATTAATAGTATAACATTGTCAACATTACAAGGTGTTGAACCTTCTGAAAGATTGGGACAAGTAAGATGGTATAAAAAGATCAATCCAATGGCTACGTATCTAGTAGCATTAGATCCTAGTTTAGGGACTGGTGGAGATAATGCAGCATTGGAGATATTTGAAATACCATCATTTGATCAAGTAGCTGAGTGGCAACATAACACAACACCAATGAATAGTCAAATAAAAATATTAAAGGATATAACAACCTATATATCATCAAATGGTAGCCCTCAGTTATATTGGTCCATAGAAAATAATACCATAGGTGAAGCAGCATTAATGTCTATTAGAGATATAGGGGAAGAACATATTCCAGGATTATTCCTAAGTGAACCTATAAGAAAAGGACATGTGAGAACTTTTCGAAAAGGATTCAACACAACTTATCGATCTAAAATGGCTGCATCTGTTAAATTTAAATCATTGATTGAATCTGGAAAAATGAAAATATTAAGTAAACCTTTGATTTCTGAATTAAAAACTTATGTAGCTAGCGGAGTTGGGTTTAAAGCAAAGAATGGTGAAACGGATGATCTTGTTTCTGCAACATTATTAATATGCAGAATGGCTCAAGTTTTAGCTGACTGGGATCCTTCACTATATGAAAAACTTTCAGAAAGAGTAGAGGAAGAACAGCTACCTATGCCAATCTTTATAACCAACTATTTAGGATAAATAATCTATAATGTCTAATAACGATGTAAGTAATGATCTATTTTCAATACTCAAAGGCTATTCTCAAAGTATAAAACTTGGGGATAAAAACAATATGAGTACTGATAATCCTAGTGAAGCAGTATTTTTTGAATTTGACTTTGTAGTAAACAAAGAAAAAATAGCATCTATTACTATCAGTATAGCAGAAGAAAAAGATAGTAATGGGGAAGATAAAACACCTTTAAAAATGTTCTTCAATCAGAATATATTAAAGGACAAAGATATATCTGTTAAGAATAAATGGGTAACATTTCTTAAAACTTTAAGAAGATTTTGTTCAATGAAAAGATTAGATTGGCAACCAAAGGATATTGTTAAACCTAATTTAGATAAAAGAGATTATAAGTTTCTAGCTACAAAGACACAAGACGGAGATAAGGACTTAGCCATGAGTGAATCATCATTATACGGATCAACAAGATCAAGCTATCAAAAGCTTGAGAATACAAGACTAATAATACGTCATTCAACAAAGATACAAGAGGAAAGTCCTAACAGTCGAACTAGGAATATACATGCACTTTATGTAGAAAGTGCAGATGGTGAACGTTTCCGTTATCCTTTTAATCACCTTAGTGGTGCTCGTGCGATGCAGAGACATGTGGCAAATGGCGGAAATCCTTATGATACATTTGGACAGTATGTAATCAGTCTAAGTGAGCAGGTTTATAATCTACGTAAGTTTAATAACTTAGTAAGTCGTAATGCATTTTTAGAAAATGCAGAAATATCAGGCATTGCTGAAAAAGCACAAGTTAAGACTAAAGGAATAAAGAAGGTACTTGAGAGAATACAAAAACAAAGCGGTTATGAGATAGTAAAAGAAAACTTTACAACATTTAAGAAAGTAAGTGTTGATCCAGCTACTTTAGAATCTTTGAGAAATAGATTTACAATACAGAAGTTTAATGAAGAACTAGTAGAACTATTTCCATATATTACAGATTTAATTAGTGAAGAAGTAGATGAAGCTACTGATCCACGTGATTCAAGACCAGAGACATATAGACCAAATAATACCGGATATGCTTGGGATAAATTAGCAACAAGATCTCCATCTGATCCTAAAGATAGCAAAAAGACTAGAGCTGGAAAGCAGTCTGGATTAAAGCATTCAATAAAAAGCGCAATGGGTAAACATGGTCCGAAAGGACATTTACCAGAAAACCAGATAGATGAACTCGCATCTAGAATCGCAGAAATATCTGATAAGATAGCAAAGGCAACACATTTAAAGAGAGCCAAAAACTATGCAGCAGCAGATACTAATCCAACAGGCGGTAGTCCAGAAGAAGAAAAAGCTTGGGAAAAGTATAAGAAGAATGATGAGATAATGAAAAAGAGATCTTCGGCAAAGACTGAAGCCTCAGTAAAGGCAAGTGATGCACCGACAGCAGACGATGCTGCTGATGAACCAGTAAGTGATTATAAAGGTAAGGAAAGAGATCCATCCTACTTATTATTAAGAGCTTTAGAACAAAATCCAGTTGTTGAGATCGAACAATACGACAAAGTTTCTCTAAAGAAGATGATGGACTTTACTCGCAATCAATATATACAGATGAAACAGGCTGCACAAGAAAATCCAAGAGATAATAAGGCAAAGTGGTCTTTAGAAAAAGTAGAAGCACGTTTAAGTCTATTAAAATCAAAAATAGCATCAGCCGAGAAGGCAGATAAATCATGGCCTTTGTTTATTGAACATATATCAGAACATATTAAAGATATTAATAGTCCAATATATCCTCTATTAAAGCAGATTAGTAATGATTGGATGGAAAAGAATGTACAAACAGGTCGTCCACGCATGGATGCCGAGCAGAAGAAGGAAGCTATTAGTAGCATCAAGAAGATGTTATCAAATGCAAAGATAGTACCATTATTCCACGGAAATAAAGAGGTTCATCCAGCAGAGACTATAGCGTTTGAAGAGCTAGAAGCAATGTTAGATACAGTAACAGTAAATAACCCAACTAATACAATATCAAATAATCCTGTTATGGAATATGAAAGAATATTAAACAATATTATAAATGAAGACAGTAATATTTTAAGCACAGATCCAGATGTAAAAGATCAAGCAATAAAAGATTTAAATGAACTAATGGCAAAACATTTCCCAGTAGGCACCGACGGTATGAATGCTATAGGAAGCCTCCAGGACATTATAGATGATCCTGAGCTATTAAATAAGTTTAAAGAGATGAGCCAAGAAGATGCTGATGCATGTGCTCGCTCAACAATTATGGATTGGATTAAAGAAAAGGCTCCGGAGATAGAAAATCAGATCGACACTGGAGATATGGATCAAGATCCTAAAAATCCAGATAATGCAGGCAAAGAACCAGCTGAAGAAGAACAACCAGTAGGCGAAACTGAAGAAGATATGATAGCAAATCGAAAAGATACTTACGGAAAAGATGGAGAAAATACCCCAGAAGAAATAATGGAATTTGTAAAATCTTTATTTGATCTAGAACAGGGAACTACTCCAAGAGGCGATATGGGCGTGATGATTTCTGCTAAGAAACAGTTTGGTGACGATCCAGAAACTATACAACATATAAAGAAGTGTATAATGATGTGTAAAGGCGCAGGCCAACAATCAAGCGAAGAACCAAGTGATTTATTAAGGATTAAAGAATTGGCGGGCATGAAGTTCTAAAATAACTAGAAATAATCATTGACAGATAAATAAGACTGTACTATAGTAATATAGTGCAGTTTTATTTTAGGCACAAACATAATAAGCCAAGGCACAACATAAGGAGATAGGCACATGGCATCACTAGCAGAAATTCGAGCAAAGTTAAAAGAACAAGAATCAAAGTCATCAGGCAATCAGGGCGGCGGCGATAATGCAGTTTATCCGTTCTGGAATCTAAAGGAAGGTCAGGAAGCACTAGTACGATTCCTTCCAGATGGTGACACAAACAATACATTTTTCTGGGTTGAACGAGCAATGATTAAGCTTCCGTTCAATGGCGTTAAGGGCGAAACTGATTCACGTCCTACACAGGTACAGGTACCTTGCGTAGAGATGTGGGGAGAGACTTGCCCAGTATTGAGTGAAGTACGCGGCTGGTTTAAAGACAAGAGCCTTGAAGATATGGGACGTAAGTACTGGAAGAAGCGTTCATATGTATTCCAGGGTCTTGTTGTTGAAGATCCTCTAAAGGAAGAGAATGTACCAGAAAATCCTATCCGTAGGTTTATTATTGGTCCTCAGATCTTCCAGATCGTCCGTGCAGCACTACTTGATCCAGAGATTGAGGATCTCCCAACTGATTATGTACATGGTCTAGATTTCCGTATTGCTAAGACTAGCAAGGGTGGATTTGCTGATTATTCTACATCAAAGTGGGGTCGTCGTGAACGTGCTCTAAGCAATAGCGATGTTGAAGCAATCAATAAGGTTGGACTATTTAATCTTAAGGACTTCCTACCTAAGAAGCCAACAGATGTTGAGCTAAAGGTTATTAAGGAAATGTTTGAAGCATCCGTTGATGGTGAAGCATATGATGCCGAGCGTTGGGGACAGTATTATCGCGCAGCAGGTATGAATCAGGCAACAGGTGATCCGAATACACGCAATACTCCATCTGCTAAGGCAGCAGTAGCGGAGGATGATGATATCCCTTTTGATACACCACCTGCTAAGGCAACTCCTGTAAAGGAAGAACCAAAGAGTACAGGTGGAGACAGCAAGGCAACTGATATCTTAGCAATGATCCGCGCAAGACAATCTAAGTAAGAAAATACGGTTTAGGCCTCTAGAATATAATTCTACGCCTAAACTTTCTATTATTCTGGAGGTATGAATGGCAAAAACATTTGATTTAACTAAATTTCGTAAAAGTCTAACTAAGAGTATTGATGGTTTAGGTGTTGGATTTAATGATCCGACTGATTGGGTGTCTACCGGTAACTATGCTCTAAACTACCTCATTAGTGGTGATTTTAATAGAGGTATTCCTCTTGGTAAGGTAACTGTATTCGCTGGTGAATCTGGTGCAGGTAAGAGCTATATCTGTTCTGGTAATATCGTTAAACACGCCCAAGAACAGAATATCTTCGTAGTACTCATCGATAGCGAAAATGCTCTTGATGAGAAGTGGTTACACGCACTAGGTGTTGATACAAGCGAAGAAAAGCTACTAAAGCTTAATATGGCTATGATTGACGATGTAGCTAAGACTATACATGAGTTTATGAAAGAATATAAGGCGATGGAAGATCGTCCTAAGGTATTGTTCGTAGTAGACTCACTAGGTATGTTACTAACACCTACGGACATTAATCAGTTCGAAGCAGGTGATCTAAAGGGTGACATGGGCCGTAAGCCTAAGGCACTAACAGCACTTGTACGTAACTGCGTTAATATGTTTGGATCATATAATGTAGGTATGGTATGTACTAATCATACGTATGCTTCACAGGATATGTTTGATCCAGACGATAAGATCTCAGGTGGTCAAGGTTTCGTTTATGCTAGCTCTATTGTGGTAGCTATGAAGAAACTAAAGCTCAAGGAAGACGAAGATGGCAACAAGGTATCAGAAGTAAATGGTATCCGTGCTGCTTGTAAGATTATGAAGACTCGATATGCTAAACCATTTGAGAGTTTACAGATCAAGATCCCCTATGAGACTGGTATGAATCCTTACAGTGGTCTTCTCGATCTATTTGAGAAGAAGGGCGTTATTACTCAACAGGGCAATCGTCTTAAGTATACAGATTCAAAAGGTAAAGAATTCTTAGAATATCGTAAACAGTGGACTGGAGAATTGTTGAATATGGTCATGGAAGACTATATACATATTAAGCCAACTGAAAATATAAAAGTTGATGCAGAAACTGGAGAGATATTAGAATGAACGAAGCAATAATCGTTGAGATGTGGAACTTACTAAAAGAGTATAGCGATAAGAAGCAGATTACTTCTATTGCTACTAAGTTTGTTGATCTTTTGAGTGAAAACGGAGTAAGAGAAAATGATCTAGAAAATGCGCTAGGTCATGATGATGATCTCGATGACGCTATTAGAGAAATGCTTATGTTAGATGAAGAAGACGAAAACGATCACGAATCTTACGATTATGACGAGTAACATATGACGTGGTATACTAAGGTAAGTCAAAATATTTCTAATATACCTGATGCTATTTTATATTTTGAAAATGAACTTCTTGTTGCTAAAACTGAAGTAAGGATTTCAGGTAATATAGAAAAAGCATCAGCAGCAATGCCTGGTATAGTTGAACATAGGTATAATCAACTACAAGAAATAGAAGCTATCCTAGAATACCTAAATATCGAACTTCGCCGTTTACGTAGTAGACTTTTTAAAAAATATTTAGAAAACTATCAGAGAGCTCTCTCTAGTAGAGATGTTGAGAAATACGTAGACGGCGAAGATGACGTAGTTGATTATGAAAAGATAATCAATGAGTTTGCTTTACTTAGAAATAAGTGGTTGGGAATCATTAAAGCACTAGATATCAAACAATGGCAGCTAAGTAATGTAATAAAACTTAGAGTTGCAGGAATGGAAGATGCATCTCTTTAGAAAGAGATAATATGAAGATATTTGTAGGATGGGATCCTAGAGAAGATATTGCATATCAAGTATGTGAACACAGTATCACATCTAGATCAAACAACGTTGAAGTGATACCTCTAATACAAAAAGATCTTAGAGAAAGAGGATTATATACAAGAGATATAGATCCTCTCTCAAGCACAGAATTTACTTTTACTAGATTTTTAATACCCAAACTTATGGATTATAAAGGTTGGGCTCTTTTTTGTGACTGTGATATAATCTTTCTAGAAGATATTAAAAATCTATTTGATCTAACTGATGAAAAGTATGCTGTTATGTGTGTACAGCACGATTATACAGTCGAAGAAGGATTTAAAATGGATGGAAAGATGCAGACAATCTATCCTAGAAAAAACTGGAGTTCGGTCGTGTTATTCAACTGTGGTCATCCTAGCAATCAGAAACTAACTAAAGAACTAGTTAACTCTGAAACAGGAAAATATCTGCATAGATTCGCATGGCTAACAGATGAGGAAATAGGATCAATACCTCACGATTGGAACTGGTTAGTTGGAGTTTATAAAGAACCATATAATGGAAAACCAAAAGCAATACATTATACAGAAGGTGGACCTTGGTTTAAAAACTATCGTTTATGTGAATATAATAAAATATGGATCAATGAATTAAACGAGATGATGAATGAGCAACTTCATAGCCCTAAGTAAAAACTCAAAAGATAACTTTATAACTGCATTTGCAAACGGTTCTGGTGGTGAAGTAGTTAATCAAACTGATTTTATATACGAACAATCTAGTAAACCGATTGCGTTACGTGGAATAAACAAAAGACAGATAATACACAAGTGTTGGGAAGATAATCGAGATTTTTACTTTATGGATACGGGATACTTTGCAAACTATAGCACAAAAGACAATCCAAAAGGTGTAAAGAGATGGCATCGTATTGTTAAGAATAATGTACAACATATAGGATCTATAATAGATAGACCAACTGATAGATGGGATAATCTACAGAAAGAATTTCCTAAGCTAAGGTGGACAGGATGGAAGAAGGGCGGCAAGAAGATATTATTAGTAGTACCTTCTGAAAAACCCTGTAAATTTTATGGTATCGATTTAAATCAATGGATACACGAAACTGTAGAAGAAATAAAAAAATATACATCAAGACCTATAGAAATAAGAAGCAAACCTGAGTTTAGATTAGAACGAGTACTAAAGTTTACAATATATGATAATCTAGATCAGGATGTATATGCACTTGTAACCTATAACAGTATTGCAGCAGTTGAAGCTATCGCATACGGAATACCTTCATTTACATTAGCTCCTAATGCAGCAGGATCATTAGCATTGTCTGATCTATCAAAGATAGAAACACCCTTATATGCCGATCCAGAACTTGTACATAAATGGTGTTGCCATCTAGCTTATGGGCAGTTTCACAACGATGAACTATCAAATGGTAATGCCTGGAGAATTCTAAGTTCATGAAACTATTAATAAATGATAAAGAGATAGCACATTTTTTAACTAGTATGCTTGATTTTAAAAAAGATCTTAGAGATATTCCTTTTGAATATAATGAAACTCTACGTATCTTTAATAAGTTATCAAAAAATAAAGACTTATCAAGGAAAGAAACTAGAGGTAAGGCACAATCAAGAATACGAGAAGCTATTAAAAAAGATGCAATACAGTATATTAATCTCTTAAAGAACGTAATGAATGAAAAGTATAATAAATCATTTTATATGATACATAAGAATATTAGACGCTTTATTAAACAGATTGGTAAAGAAAATATATTAAAATATTATAAAACAAGTAAAAAAGAAAACTTTGTAAAATCAACTGGAATACATTTAAATGCTGATGCAGATTTAGTATTAAGAAAAGATTTTAAATCTATACAAGAAGATTGTTTAGTTAGAAATACCGTCGGAAATGAAAAACTTTTATTTAGAAAGATCGATAATCAATATCCTTTTTGGTTTATTGATAGTGGATATACTAACTTCTTAGAAAAGAAAAAAACATTTCATAGATTAGTTAGGAATCATCTACATCATGATCGTTTGCTAGATGTTCCTTCAGATAGGATGGGAATGTTTAAGTCGTTTCCTAAGCCATGGCGAACCGATGGTGAGAAAATATTAATCATAGAACCTGGACCGTTTGCCGCCGGAATATTCCATGTTGATTTAAAAACTTGGAAATACGATGTAGCAAAGGAACTGAGGAGATATACAGATAAAAGAATAGTCTTTCGTAAGAAGATAGATAAAAAAACTCGAACAAACCTTTATGAGAAGTTATGTAATGAAGATTATTATTGTGTAGTGAATATAAATTCAAACTCAGCAACTGAAGCTATATGGGCAGGAATACCTGTTATTACTTTAGATAAACATATAACAAATCCGGTCTCTAGAAAAAATCTATCAGATATAAATGATTTATATCGTCCTAATCTATCAGTTTGGTTAAGTTCTCTTAGTTATAGTCAGTTTACATATAATGAACTTATTGATGGTACAGCAGTAGAAATTATAAAGAAGTATCATGGCAAAACTTAAAGTAGTATCATATCTAATGGGGATACCACCCAATAATAAAAATCTAGAGAAACCTAGAGTATTGATTAACTTTATTAGTGGAGTTAATCAAGTAGGCGATGTTGGAATCGTACATAACGAAAATACTATCATAGATTGTGATGTTGCGATCATTCAAGGATTTGTTCATGAAAATGGAAAAGTATTACCGCATTTAAAGTTACGAAAAGATGTTATTGAACGACAGAAGAGATTGGGAAAACGATCTATAATCATAGATAGTAATCTATTCCTTTATAAAGATCCAATGAACAATAATGGATATTTAAGATATAGTTTCGATGGAGTATTTCCGCCAACTGGTGAATATTGTAATGCAAATCCTGACGAATCTCGATGGGATATTATAAAAAAAGATTTAAGATTTGATCTTAAACCCTGGAGAGATAATGGAAGACATATATTAGTTTGTTTACAGAGGAATGGCGGATGGAGTATGAAAGGATTAGATGTAGTTGATTTCTTTAAACAAGCTACTACTGAAATACGGAAATACAGTGATCGACCTATTATAGTTAGAACACATCCTGGAGATAAACGTTCATCACAATATGCTAAATCGTTGATAGGAAAGAATATTTCAATAAGTCAAAATGAAAAGTTAGAACAAGATCTCAATAATGCGTGGGCAAGTGTTGTGTATAATAGTAGCCCAAGTGTTGCAAGTATAATAGAAGGAATACCATCTTTTATTATTGATCCTACATACAGTCAAGTTTCGGAAGTAGCTAATATAGATCTATCAAATATAGAATCTCCAACATTACCTGATAGAACTAAATGGATACAAAAAATAGCACAGTGCCATTGGAATGATAGAGATTTATTAAATGGAAACGCTTGGAGACATATGAAAAACTGGGCTATCCTTGATTCCAGTAGTTCTCGTTCCTAGATATTTTTAAATCTTTATTTTTACTACGACCTATTTGTTTTCGTTGTCCTTTAAGATGATCTAGAAAAGCACCCCATTCACAGTTAATCAAAGGATGACCTTCTCCCTGTATTAATCCGGAACTCCAGTTCTGTTGCTTTATAGATGGTACTATTCGATTTCTAACATCATCAAATACATAACTATCATGCCATTCCTTTAGTCTAAATATACCATTTTCAGCATCATCATACATACGTTGAAACTCTTTAAGGAACGAAAGTATATCAGTAGATCTTAAATCCATACTATATAACCCACATTCGGTATATTTGTTTTCTCTTCCTAAAAATCCTAATACCTTATCTTGGGCAGTCATTCTTTTTATAAAATCTATATTAATAGGGCTATGACAAACAGTATCGGCATCCATCCAAAATAATATGTCTGCATCACAGTTCTTAGCACAGTGGAATATTGCATAGACCTTGTGAGAAAATCGAATAGCATCCCATTTAAAAGCTTTCTTATCATTTGTAGTTGAACTATCTTTTACACCGCCACTGGCTCGAGGATCATCT